ATTAACCAAAACAATGGTTAAGTTGCAAGCCGCTCAAGGTATTGCGAATGCTGTTAACCAGGTTGCATTGGCCTTGAATAGCGATGCCGTTCTTGGTATTCAGTTAAGAATTGGACTTGAAAAGATTAAAAACTTTGTAATGGGCGATTCGGCAAAAGCCGCAACACAAGCCGCCGTTGGAGAAGGAGTTTTATCCGGGGCAAATACCGCCGTTGGAGGTTCCGCAATCTTTGCATCCGGGGCAATGAAAACTTTAAAGATTGCAATGATATCAACTGGTATTGGAGCGCTTGTTGTTGGGGTTGGTTATTTAGTTACCAAATTAATGGATGCAAGCGAAAACGCAAATAAATTAAGTAAAGCTCAAAAGGCAGCATCGGATGCTGCGAAGGAACAATCATCCGCAATTGCAAAAGAAAGCGGATCATTTACATTATTGATTTCAAGATTAAAAGATACCAACAATGGAAGCATTGAAAGAAAAAATTTAATCAAACAAGTAAATGCAACATATGGAACAACCTTTACAAATTTAAAGGATGAGGCAAAATTCCAATTTGCATTGAATCAAGAATTGAAAAATTATTTGGCATATCAAAGGGCAAAATATGAATTGCAAAAGAATGAAAAATTTATTGTTTTAAATCTTGAGAAACAAGATAAAATTAAAAGAGATCAAATTGCAACCGATAAAGAAATATTAAGATTGCAAAAAGAACAAGATGAATTAAAAAAGAGCGGAGGCGGTCGTACGGCATCCGTTGGAATGGCCGGAACCATTAACACAAAAAGCGAAGTTAATTCATTAACGGATGCAATCAATGAACAAAAAAATAAACTTGTTGAATTAAACAAAGAAAAAGCGAATGCCGAAAAAAGATTTAATAGTTACGGCGCCGCTGCAAATGATGCCGGGGCAAAAATTTCCGGATTAACAAATAACGGCAAAAAATTCGTTGAGCAAACAAGATCATCAACCGATACAATTGATGAACAAAACAAAGCTTTCAAAGATGCTGCGGATGTAATTTTAGATAAATTATCCAGGGAAACAAGCGCCATTGAAAGCGCCGAAGATTTAAAGATTGCCATGATGAACGAAGGTAAAGCCAAACAGCTTGCAATATTGGATGAAACTTATGGCGATTTTAGAGATGATTTAATTAAGAAAGCAAACAAGAATGAAATCGATGCCATTGATGAGAAATTAAAACTTGGAACATTAACCGAGCAACAATATCGCGATGAGTTAAAGATTATAATGGAAACCGGAACAAAGAATTTCAATGATGCGGAAAATTCATTAATGACTTTGACAACAACCAAATTAAATGAAGATAAAAGAAGGTTATTATTATCCGCTCAAGAACTGGAAATCGATGATATTAATAAAGCATTTGATCAAAAAGATTTAACCGAAGCTCAAAGGTTAGAAAAGATTCAAGAAATAAATGATAAATATTCAAAGATTGACAAAGATAAGGCGGCCAAAAATGAAACAGAAAAGAGAAACACCGCAAAATTCTTGAATGATATAATGTTGAATGAACAAGAAAATGCGCTTGCCAATATTGAATTTGAAGATAAAGATGCAAAGGCCAGGTTATTAGAATTGTTAAACAGCACGAATGCAAATGAGAAAATAACTCAAAAACAACATGATGATGCATTGATTAAACTTGAAGAAGAAAAGCAAAAGAAGATTAAAGGCATAAAAGAAAAAGGAACGGAATCCGCAAAGGCAATCGCAAAGCAACAATTTGAAGAAGATAACAAACAATTAATTGGAATTATTGAAGGAGCGCAAAAAGCCCAAGCATTTGCCAATGAAATAAATGCCGTAATCAATCAAGCTGCGGAACAAAAGATTCAAGAAACAAACAACCGAAGGGATGAAGAGCTTGCCAGTTTGGATGCGCAACAAGCAAAAGAATTAAGCCAAGCCGGATTAACAGCCGAACAAAAAACAGCCATTGAAGAAAAGTTTGCAATTGCAAAATATAACGTACAAAAGAAAGCTTTTGATATTGAAGATAAATTAAACCGCGCAAAATTCAACCGCGAGAAAGCAATGAAAATGACATCAATTGTTATTTCAACCGCCGAAGCCGTTGTTAAATCGCTTGCCGAAAATGGCGGCGCCCCGGCCGGAATACCTTTTGCAATTGCAACCGGCGCGCTTGGAGCTGCGCAATTAGCCGTTGTTGCCGCTTCAAAATATCAAGGCGGTACCGCGCCATCAATGCCAAGCTTTTCAAGCGGCGGCGGTTCTACTGGAGCAAGCGGGGAACAATTTGCACCAACAACCCCAACGAATGTACAAACAGAAACAGCGGGATTGCTTAACGGTTCCAATACACCAACAACCGGCCAAGTATTTGTTTTGGAATCGGATATTTCTCAAGTGCAAAACAATGTTATGGTTGCGGAGCAAAAATCAAAGTTTTAATCCAGGTTGCCCCGGCATCATCAAGGAACGCTTTGCCGGTTGAAAAGCATCCATGAACATCCAAATACTTTAAAGCGGTTGGAATGTTGGATGAATTGATTTTACAGTTGAATCCTTCAATGGATTTCTTTGGAACATTACTATTCAAATAGATTGATTTAATGAAATGATTATCATCCTTCCAATTAACTTGCTCAAATGTTTTAATTAAGCGTTTAGAATCCATTAAAACCGGCGAATGGGTTTCATAATTCAAAGTTGGCCGGTTGTAATACTTTAAAAATTCAAGGGTATTCATTGCGGCAACTTGATAATGCGGGGGATGAGATTCATTTATGATTAGATTTCCCTTATAAATTGGATTTTCGGGTTTTAAATTTGGAGTACAAAAGAAATCATCATTCATATAAATGAATTTCCCGCCAATTTGATTTGCAAAAGTTAGCATCTTATTGGTTACATCGCAACCGCGGATGTTGTTGAATTGTTTGCAAGGGATGTGAATAACATCCGGGAAATAATCGCCAACAACATAAACATTCGCCAGGGGAAAACTCATTCGAATCCAACGGATTGAATGGATGAGTTCAAACTCTTCGGAACGCTTTTTATATGGATAAACAAAATTCATCGAACAAAAATACATAATATATATGATAAAAGATTTACCAATTTACGAAATATCAATTGACTTGTTGGATTCCGAAACAACCGTTTCTTTTAATTCATTGGTTGGGGAACCGGCGCATGAAAAAAACTTTATGACTTTTGCAAAGCAAATGGCTTTTGAATTTAATGAAGAAGAACAAGTAATAACCGGAATAGCAATTTCCGCGGATACTCCAATTTATCGATATGAACAAGCAACCGCCGAAGAATATTATGTTGTTTTTACCAAACAAGCGGTTAAGGATATAATATTTGATTATGCGCGAAAAGAAAATTTTAACAATGTTAACCTGGATCATGATCCTTCAAAAGTTGTTAAAGGAATTTATATGATTCATTCTTATCAAATAGATAATGAAAAAGGATTCACAGCGCCTGAAAGATTCAAAGATGCGAATGATGGTTCTTGGATTGTTAGCTACAAAGTAACCGACAAAGAATTATTCAACCAAGCAAAAGAAGGGAAGTTCAATGGCTTTTCAATTGAAGGAGTATTCAATTTAATGGATGCAAAAGAAGATGAACAAATGGCATCGATATTTCAAGCGTTGCTTGATTTGAAACAAAATTTACGAACAAGAAAACATAATACTTAAACAGAAATAAAATGAATAAAAATTTTAAAGCGGTTCTTGACTTAATTTCGGAAATGAAATTGTCATTTGCCAAGAAACAAAAGTTTGAACAAGCATCTTTAATGGATGGAACAATTGTTGAATTTGATTCGCTTGAAGTTGGCCAACCGGTTTTCATAGTTACCGAAACCGAAACAATCCCGGCACCCGAAGGAACGCATGCTTTGAGCGGCGATTTGGAAGGGCTTTCAATTGTTGTTGATGCTCAAGGAATCATAACTGAAATAATTGATGAAAGAGTTGCAGTAGCAGCCGAAGAAGAAGCTCCAATTGAAGAACAAATGAGTGCGGAAAAAGTGGAATTGATTATTGACGCAAAATTAAATTCATTCGCAACAAGCTTTGAAGCGGTTGCCGAAATGATGAAAGTTATTGCGGATCAAAACACAAATTTAGTAAATGAGTTTGCAACATTGAAAAGCGATTTTGAAACATTCAAATCCGCTCCAATAAATGCAACAAATGAAAGCGAAAAATTCGCGAAAGTTGGTAGCTTAACAGCGCGCCAAGAATGGTTAAAAAAATATAACAAATTATAAATTCTAAAAAATAAATAAAATGAGCTTAAAAAAGTATATTAGCAATAATTTCTCATATGATGTAAGTGGACTTACAGCATACACAGATGAAACAAGACAAGATCTAATTGTTCGTTCCGTAACGGAAGCGCAAACACTTAAATACATCGCAATCCAACAAGGAATAAAAGGATCGGAAGCATTAAACTTAATGAACGATTCAATTGTTTATCAAGCTGGCGATTGCACAATGACAAATTCCGGGAATACAGTTTTCACGCAAAGAGATATTGCAGTTGAAACGCTTGGATACATGAAAAGTTTTTGCCAAAAAGATCTTGCGGGATTTTGGGCGCAAATTGCATTGACTCCAGGCGCAATGGCCGAAGATAAAAACCTTCCATTTGAGGCACAAATTACAGATTACTTATTAAAGCTTCATGCTTTTGAACTTGACAAATTAATTTGGAAAGGAAACAAAGTTTCGGGTTCTGGTAACCTTGCTTTTATGAATGGTTTTTGTAAGTTGCTTACAACAGCTGCGGGATGTGTTGATTTAAATCCAACAGCGGTTGCAACATTAAGCGCTTCAAATGCATATGATGTATTTTATGCATGTTTCTCAAATACACCGGCAAACGTTGCGGAATCTCAAGATTTCATTTGTTTTTGCGGGCGTGAATCATTTAACTTTTTGTTAAAGAATCTTGTAACTTTGAACTTGTTCAATTACGATCCAACGGCAATTGCAACAATGGATGAGATTTTATTACCAGGAACAAACATGAGAGTTGTTAAAGTAAACGGATTAAATGGTAAAGATAATATCTATACTGGCCGTTCATCTCACTTTGTATTTGGAACAGACTTATCAAGCGATTTCGAAAGTTATGATCTTTGGTATTCTTTTGATGATGATTTGATTTATCTTCGTTCTAAATTTAGAGCGGGAGTTCAAGTTCCTTTCTTGAATAACGTTGGAGTTTGGAACGGAACAAGTTCGCCAATATAATTTAATTAATAATTAAGGGGATGAAAATTCCCCTTTAAAAAAAAAGAAAAGAAAATGGGTTTATGTGATATGACAGCGGGATATAATGACCGCGTTTGTACAAATGGAAAAGGCGGGATCAAATCGGTTATAATCTTTCCGATAAGTAAGATAATTAACAGCGCCGTTGTAAGTAATCAAATTACTACATTAACGGTTAGCGGCGAAACATTTCGATATAAATTAAAATCGAATTTGTCAAGCTATACAGCGCCAATCAAAGTTAATAAAGACAATGGAACGCTTTTTTATGAAGAAAGTTTATCAATGATTTTGGCTTCGGATACAAAAGAATTGAGAGCGCAGCTTCATTTACTTGCTCAAAATTTAGTTGTTGCTTTGGTTGAGAACGCGGATGGATCAATTGTTGCCCTTGGTTTTGGCGAAGGATTACAAGTTGCGGATGCGAATGAGTACACAAGCGGCGTAACCAAAGGAGATAGAAAAGGCCATGTAATTGTTTTGAATGGTATGGAAAACGAACCAGTTCCAGATGTAACCGCTGCAATTTTTGCAACATTATCTGGCCAACAATCGCCATCTGTTTAATTAGTTTAGTTTAGTTTATCATAAAAGGGAAGGGAAAATATATTCCTTTCCTTTTTTTTTGTTTATATTTACGTTATGAAAATAAAAAAAGAGTATATTGGAGCAAGATGTTGGAGTAAATTAACAGAAAGATTTTACACAATTGAAGAAAGCCAAGGCGAATTATACATGAACCTGGGGATATTTTACATTTATGACAATGATCAACCAAAATTAATTAAATATGTTGATAATACAAAGAAGCGGAAGCACTCCGATAGTGGTAACGGTAACGGAATTGACAACAATCCCGGCGCCGAACTATCTATTTGAGTTCATCCATGAACAAAGCTTCAAATCTTATTTTTGCATTTTAACGAATGTAAGCCAAGCAACTTTGCGCTTTGATGAATTTGTTTTGATTGATGGCGTTGATTTGACTTTTGATTATAACGGTTCTTATGTTTACAATATTTACCAACAAACAAGCGCAATAAATTTGGATC